CTGGTTCTACCTGGCAGCAGCCATACAGTCCATGTGGAATGTAGTCGCAATAGAAGAGGCACAGCAGAAAAATGAGGAAGAACAGTCGAGTGAGGAAGTGTGCGACGTCGCACAATCGGAAAATACAGATTGCAAACCAGAACAGTCAAGCTGTCCTCCAGGACAGACAAGTTGTCCGAGAGAGAACTGGGGAACCTCAGACGAGGATCAGTTGCAAGGCTGGAGAGAATGTGCAGCTTGCTGGAATCATTACAAGAAATTGCATGAGCATGATGAAGAGATTCCAAAAGAGGAAAATGTGGGAATTGAAATCCCTCAGGACATTATGGAAGAAGTAACAGAGCCTGTGGAGGATT